AAAGTGAATCTTTCTAATACCACCTACAGCATCTTTACAGGGTTTTAATCTTCCACCAGTTAAATCGCAGCTCATAGTGTATATTGTTTTAGTATTAAAAAAGGGTAGGTAGATACAAAACCACCTACCCTCTTAAATTAATTAATTATCTATTCTTAGTTAGCAGAGTTGGTGATTCCGTAAGTTACGATATCAGAAACAATACCATACTGTACACCTGCTGTAAATCTCATTACGACTCTTACGTTTTGAGACCCATCGATGTCAGCCATATCGATAACCTTAACTTCGTTGTGGTCAGCTAATAGACCAGTACCAAAGTATAAGTTAGATTTTTCAGCAGCAACTGCTGTATTGTCAGCAAGACCATTAGCAACAAATAGTTTTACACCATCAAAAGATAATGCTCCACCACCATACCATTGAGTACCTTTGTTGTCGATACCTGCATTAGAAGTAGCTGCAACAGAGAATCCTCCAAGAGCTCTTACATAAGCTCTAGCGATGTTCTGAGAAACATAAATACTCAAGTCCTCACTTCCATAAAGAGTAGAAGGAATAGCATCTACGATAGATCCTAATTGTGCTACTACGTTAGAAGAAGTTACTGTAGTTCCTGCGATTTCATTTCCTGTTGGCAAGTTTGCATCAGCAGCTAACAAAGTAGTTAGTCCATTGAATTGTCCACTTGTAGCAGTATCTCCTGCCCAGATTGATTGCTCAGTTCTTTGTGCTACTTTAGCAGCAACGTGAGAGATTAAGAAATCAGAGAAGCTAGAAGGTAAAGTGTCGTGGGCAGAGAATCCCATAGAGATAGCTTCCCAGTCATTTTGAAAGTCCTTCTTACATAGTTGTAAGTTTACTTGTTGAAACTCTGGAGTTAGAGTTCTTTCGTCAAGAGTAATAGTACTTGTTGCAGTAAAATCACAAGAAGCATCCTTAACGATGTCATCAGTAGAGATAGTTTTAATTACCTCTTGATACTTAATGTTTGGCTTAACAGTTAATCCACCATTTTCCAAAGTTGAAGCACTTAATAAAGCAGCAGAGATATATTGTCCTGCAAATTCCCCATTATATGCTACACTAGCGTTTTGAGTTGTAGTTGTTGGCATTTTGTTTAAATTTAATCGTTATTTTTTTATATTAGATATTCTTTGTAAAACTCTATCCGCAGTAGTAGTTACTCTACCCTGTGCATATAAGTTTAAACTAGGTTTTGATTCCTCCTCAGGACTATGTTTAATTGGTGCGGCAGCAGGTTCTTTAGAAAGCTCTTTTACTTGCTCAGATAAAGCCTCTTTCTCTTTCTTCATATAACCCATCTCCTCATCAATCATTTTCTTGATAGCGTCAATCTCAGCTTTCATAGCCGACATATCAGCCATATACTTTTCTTCAGAAACATAACCTTCTTTAAGTTCTGCTTCTTCTTCTGCTGCTTCAACCTCTTCAGAAGCCGCTTCGACTTCCTCCGTTTCAGCAAGTTCTTCTTGTACAGTTTCCTGTACTTCTTGCACTTCTTCAGTAGCCTCGCTAACAGCTTCAACAACTTCCTCTTGAGTCTCTACTTCTGAGAGCTCTTGAGCAAGTTCATCTTCTTTTGTTAACACAGACAACTTTTGAAGTATTTCATTTAAAATAGTTGTTGCGTTCATAATAATTATTATAATTTATTAAAGTAATTAGTTAATAAAAGGGTGTTAGATTTTTATTCCTCAGTACCTGTTATATTGCCAATGCCTTGAGCCTGAAAGCTCCCATCACAGCATTTTCTTGAATATGTTCTACCATCTTTACATAAACAACCTCTACGACTGTTTTGTGGGGATGGGTTCTTGTCTTTATTATTTCTTATCATTAGCTAAAGTCTGCGTTTTGTGTTTTTTGTATAAAGTAAATAATATCCCATATTTTAGCAGTACCACCATTTGCAGTTATCTTCCAGTCTGTACCATTGGTAACAAAGTCTGCATCTGCATAATATTGAAATATCTGATGAAAGTCGTGCTGTACATCATTCCCCTTAGGGAACACAATGTCCTCTCTTATTCTATCATATGGAGTTCCATTGCCACCTTCAAAATGTAGACTTAAATATGTCTGGTTGGCATTTGCAGCAGAATATCTAAAGACAACAGTTGCTATATAAACATCATTCTCTCTGTCGGCAGTAATTTTCTGTGTTGAAGAGTTGTAAAAATCTATACTAGGGTGGCTTCTATAAATTGCTCCTCCATTGTTTGGCAAAACAACTTCTACTCCATCACTTAAAGATAATTTATTAGAGGAAGTATATACTGTATCATCATATCTTGCCCAACCATTTACTGTAATTACATTCTGAGGATATACAACTACGTTCTGTCCATTATGCCCCATATATAACGCATCGTCAGTACGCATCATTGCACCATCTTCAATATTGACATTATCAACTACTGATTGTTCTACATCTTCTACGTGGACTCTATATGCTGTGTTTTTACTCATCTATTTGTCCTAATGATTTTAATTTACTCTTTGCCCAACGCAATCCTGCTTTACCTCCCCAAGCATCATACATTAACTTCCCACACCCATCTGAGTAGCTTTTAGATGCTTCTAAGTCTTTAGCGTGGCGAGACAAGAAACTATACATCCTCTTAATTGTTGATACTGTCAAATTAGATTTTGATGCTAATTGCGATGCTCTTCGTTTTCCCACAGCAGTTCCGCAAGACCCCCAACCATTCTTATCAGCCCATTCTAAAGCGTTCTTAGCGTTGTTTACGACACCTTGAGGGTAATCACTATAGGTTTCTAGTTTTAGCTTCTTAGAAGCGATAAAATCAGCCATCTCGACTAAGATATCTTCTGCTTCCTCTTCGCTAATTTGATTTACTTCCCCCATATTAACTTTATCAGTAAAATATCCTTCTATAGAGAATCCTTTTACTTTGCCAGTCTTAACATAGTTATTCCAAACTTCATCGTTGTTTACCTTCATTGAAACCATCCAAGTTCCTATTGGTAAATCCATTCCATACTTTCTGCTTTTATCGTGGGTCTCATCTTCAATAATCCAACTCTCTACAACAGAAAGCCCATTGAGTTCAGCTTCGTGTTCTAAAGTAGATTTATTTTGATTGCCTCTCATTAAGAATAGTTCCGATGCTTTACGGACTGTATCTTCAGAGAAGTAGATATAATATTCTTCTTCAGCGTCTGCTCGATAAATATTTTTATTTGGCACTAATGCAGCCCCCATAAGGATTCTCTTTTCCTTATCTACTTCAGCTAACTGAACCTTAGGTTGTTCGCTTAATGCTATAAAATGTTCTTGAATTGCAGGTCGGTCAACTATACTGATAGCCTCGATTCCTGATAGCAATTCTTCTTCGTCAATAAGTAATTCTATTATTCTCATACTATTAAATTAATCGCCAAGACCTGCGTTTGTTTTTATATTACGTTCAAGTTCTTGTTGGTTTGTAATATCTCGCCCTACAACAAATGCTTTTAGTGGCTTCTGCTCTTGAGCTGCTACTGTTTGTGCTAACTGTGATTCTGGAGATGCACCTACTACATTAAAGTCTGGTGCTTCTACCTCTACTGCTCGACCACCTCCTGCTCCACCTCCTCCAGTTGGTTTCTTAAATGAAGTAAGTGTAGTAGCTAATATATTCGCAATAGCTAATCCTGCACCAATATTGTTTCTTTGTATTTGAGCCTCAGTTTTTATCATAGAAGCCTCTCTAATAATTGGGGGCAAGGCTAAATCATAAGCTCTAGCTGACGCATTAGCCGCCTGTGTTTTAATAACAATATCTGCTATTGCCGCCCCCTTTTCTATTATTAAAGCTGCTTTTTGCCACGATTCATTTTCTCCTGCTATTGTTGCTAATAATTGACCTGTTTGTTGAACAAAACCTACATATTCTAAATCAACTCTTTTATTTTCATTTATAAAATCAATATTCTGCTGTAGTCTTTGTTTTTGTAATTCGCTTTCTAATTGTGCTAATTTCAATTCCGATTCAGCCCTTTGGTCAGCACTTAATATAGCGGTGTTTAGTCTAAGTCTTTCTAAAGCAATATCATTTTGTATAAGAGCCATCTTCTCATTGTGATACATTTGATTTGCATCTAAAGAATACTTTAAATTGCTTATTTCTAATTCTTGTCTCTTTCTGTTTGCTTTAAAAGCGTCTTTAGCTTGTTTTGCTTCTAATTCTATTAATTTCGTTACTGTAGCTGATTCAATCTGAACTCTAACATCTGCTGCTTCTTGATCTGCTTTAGTTATAGATTCCTGATATTCCCTTCTGGCTTCTGCTCTTTTGGATTCATCTTTTGTTTGCTCTAAAAACTCCTCTAATCTTAATTTTTGTCTATCTTTAAATTGCTGAACCCTTATATCTAAATCTCTTAAATCAAATTCTTTTTGCCTAAGTATTTTCTGTTCTTCATTGAGAATAAATGTCATCTCAGACTCTTGTCTAAATTGCTCCTCTAACCTAGATAAGTCTAAAAGCTGTTGTTTAAAAGCTCTTAATCTTCCTCCTAGTCTCTTTTTATCTTCATCTGGGAAAATACCTATTTCTTTTAGTTTCTCTTGCAATAAGTCTATATCTTCACTTATTTGATTTAATTCTTCATTTCTTGTTTTCATTGATGCAGAAACCATAGCACTAACACCCCCTAATCCAGTACCTGCTCCTGCTAATATACCCTGAAAGATTTCTAAGAAGCCAGTAGATTCTACTAAACTTGCATTTTGCAATCTAAATTGCTCTATATATTTTTCTTGTATCTCATTCAATAATGCTTGAGATTGTGCCTTCTTAGTTAAAACTTCAATTAATATTTCAGTTCTACGAATAGAATCATCAGTTAATTTATTTGTTTCATCCATTTGAAGATTTAACCCTTCGTGCTCATCACTAACCTTTTTTAGTATAATAGCTTTTTGTTCATCAGACACATTGGAGTCATTCAACATCTCAACGTATGTTTCAAGTCTACCTATTTGTTTTCCATATACTTCAGTTGCATCTTCTAAGGCTTTGTTAACTGCTGTTATTTCAGCAGCCCATTCTTTAAATGATTTAAGTAATTTTGGTAGAAAAGATAATAGTAATTGAAAACCAACTATTACACCTCCAACTCCAAGTAATGATTTACCTAATTCTCTAAAAGCACCACCAACTCCACCTTTACCACCTGTTCTTGAGAACTCTTGAAACAATTCTGTTAATCTACCAATGTTGTTTGCTATACCCTGAATCCCATAAGAAAAATCAGATGCAACACGACCTGTTTCAATAAGTATTGCGTTATTAAGACCAGACTGAGCTCTATTATCTCTAGTGGCTCTAGCTAATCTTTCTGTTGATGCTGCAAGACCATCTACTGCTTTTTTAGTAGTATTTATTGCTTTACTTGCGTTTCTCTCAGAAACCTTAATATCAATAGATATAATTTTCTTATCTGCCATAGTAGATTCTCTTTATTTGTTTTTTAGCTTCTGACCAATTAGAAACAGCTTTATACTTCCCTTTGGCAATATCTATATTCTCAGATATTCCATACCAATCACTAGCGTTAAGTAATTCTATTATTTGCTTTATCATCCTACTATTTCGTTTGAGAATATATTTAGTAATTCTAATTCTGATTTGCCAGTATTAAGATTTATTCTTATTGAATTAATCCGAAAGACCTTGTCTTGTATCTTAATCTGGTCGTTTAATCTGAAGTTTACTACTATTCTTGTTGGCAAATGAACAGTTACCCTAAACATTCTTTTAGCAGCGTTAAACACACTCTCTATATAATTCTTGTAATACACATTGAATAAAGAGTTAGTTCTATCCCCATAATTCTCGCTCTGCCACTCATCAAACTCTTGGTCAAAGTTTAAGGAATAGAGTGGAGGTGTTCCAACTACTATCTCTCCTAAACCTGAATCAAAAAATGTAGGAGTGCCATCATCATAACTATTTGATGGTCTCCAATATGTATCTATTCCAGTTGGAGTAGATGGATTTAATGGGTCTGTGTTATATACCCAATTTATCTTTTTATTTTCTCCTGTTCCTTCTGATATTCCGTAGAATATAAGGGGAGCAATAGTTGTTCTATCGTAATCTCCTTCTGGTACTTCAGGATATACAGCATCTTCATTAACAGCATTAAACTCCCCACTAGCACAATATCCCCATTGAATACTAGTATCTGCTGTTTGCCCAACAGGTATAGATTCCCCTAA